GTGATCTGGAGCATGATGTTTGAACCGTTAACTGAAGAAACAAAAAATCTTATCCAGGCCGATGTTAAAAAAGTAGTTGGATACGATCCTAGAACCAAGGTCAATAACGTTATTATAACTCAATTTGATCATGGTGTACAACTTGATATTGAGATGGAATATCTTCCAGGAAATCAATCAGATTCATTGAGACTCACGTTTGACAATGCTTCACAAAAACTCACACGTAGTTAATAAACTACCCATATTATGATCTAAATAAATACTAGATATAAGGTAAAAACACATGGCAATAACTACACGTCAAACAAGTTTGTTGGCACAGCAGGACTGGAAAACACTATACCAAACGTTCCGCGATGCTGATTTTCAGAGCTACGATTTCAACACCCTGCGTAAAGGGATGATTGATTACATCAGATCTTACTATCCAGAAGATTTTAACGACTTTATTGAAAGTTCAGAGTACATTGCCCTAATTGACTTAATAGCATTTTTAGGTCAAAGTCTTGCTTTCCGTACAGATATCAACGCTCGTGAAAACTTTATTGACACAGCCGAGCGCCGTGACAGTATTCTAAAACTAGCTCGCTTGATCAGCTATAACCCCAAGCGTAATATTGCAGCTTCGGGCTACTTAAAAATTGACAGTATATCTACCACAGAATCAGTAACTGATGGCAACGGTCTAAACTTATCAAACTTACTAATTAGCTGGAATGATAGTGCTAATGACATGTGGTTAGAGCAGTTTACTGCTATATTAGATGCTGCTTTTATTAGCAGTCAAGTAGTTGGTAAACCAGGTAATAGTCAAGTTATCAATGGCATACAAACTGACGAATATTCAGTGCGATTAATTGCCGGAACTACACCAACTTTTAGATTTAGTTCTACAGTTGATGGCACAAGAACAAACTTTGAAGCTGTTAGTGCTAGCAGTGCTAACAAAACTTATATCTACGAAAAAACACCAACACAGTCTGGTAACTTTAACATTCTGTACAGAAATGATAATTTAGGAAATAGTAGTCGTAACACTGGTTTCTTTGTTTACTTTAAGCAAGGGCAATTAGGTTCTCAAGATTTTACAGTATCAGATAATTTACCTAATCGTGTTGTTAACATTAACTTTGACAATATCAACAACAATGACGTCTGGTTGTATAAACTAAACAGCGCAGGAATTGAAACCGAAGAGTGGACACAAGTTCCTGCAGTTGCCGGCGTAAATGTATTATACAACGATTTATCAGAAAGAAATCTGTATCAAGTTGCTACTCGTGCCGGAGATCAAATTGACTTAGTCTTTGGCGATGGTGCATTTACTAACATACCACAAGGTAATTACAGATTATACTTCCGTACCAGTAACGGTCTAAGCTACAAGATTACACCTGACGAAATGCAAGGTATTGTTATTCCAATGACTTATCAAAGTCGTACTGGACGTACAGAAACTTTAACAGTTCGTGCTAGTTTACAATATACTGTTGCTAACAGCACAGGTAAAGAGACATTAGAAGAAATTCGTACAAAAGCTCCTCAGAGTTTTTACACACAGAATCGTATGATTACTGGTGAGGACTATAACTTATTTCCATACGTACAGTTTCCATCAATACTAAAAGTTAAATCAGTTAACCGTTCTAGTTCAGGTACAAGTCGTTATCTTGACGTTATTGACGTTACTGGCAAATACTCTAGCACCAATGTATTTGCACAAGACGGTTGGCTATACAAAGAAGATTTTATTGGCAGTTTTCCATTCCAGTGGACCAGCACATCAGAAATTCTAGGCGTAATTTACAATCAAATTATTCCTATCATGAGTTACAAAGAAATGCTGCATACCTACTATGCCAAGTATCCACGTTATAACTTACCAGGAATTATCTGGACTACTAACGATGCTAGCAGCACAGGCAGTATTGGTTATTTCTCCACAGACGGCACGACACCTTTGTTTGTGGGTGCAGATGCTACAAGCAATTTAAAATATATCATTAACGGTGCTATTGTTAAACTAAGTGCAGGCACAGGCAACTACTTTGATAGTCAAGGACGTATTATCACAGGTACACCAACACTAGATGGCGATCGTCAATACATCTATGCTGGAGTAATGAACACTAACGGTACAACAATAACATTAAGTCAAGTACTACCAGATGGTGCAACTATTGAAGAAATTATTCCAACGTTTATCAACAACCTAACTGATTCAATGGTTGATGCAATGGCTGCTTATATTAGAACATATAAGAGCTTTGGCTTACGTTATTCTGCAGTTGATCAGACTTGGAATTTTGTTGAACAAGAAGATTTAAACACTACACTAGACCCATATGATTTTAGTTTAGACAACGCAGGCGATACAAATGGCTTAGGCTTAGATGCTAGCTGGTTAATCCGTGTAACATTTAATGGATTAGACTACAAGGTAAACTATCGCGGTATTCGCTATACATTTGAAAGCAAGTACGAAACACGTTTCTATTTTGATGATCGTGTAAAAGTCTATGACACTAAGTCCGGACTAACACTAAACGACCAAATCAAAGTATTAAAGATTAACACACAAGCAGATAGCGCACAGCCAATTGGCCAAGACCAAGTATGGTTCGTTTATAAGAACGTAGTTGAGGCTGACGGCTATGAAAGCAATCGTAGAATCCTAGTTACCTTCCCAGACACTAACAGTGATGGTGTACCTGACAATCCAGACTTGTTTGTTAACATTGTTAACCCTGCTGAAAACAGTGCGTATAAATTTGTTTACATGCAATCACTAGTAGATGCTAACAAGTTTATGTACACACAAACCTATGACAACAGTCTAGTGATCAGCACATATACAACCAAAGCTGAAATTGGTAAGAGTCTAACTTTGTATGAAGATGGGCAAACATTCTATGCAACTACAGAACGTGCTTTCTATCAATTAAGCATTACTAACGGAAACAGACTATTAAATAGTCGTACAGACTTGACTGCTTATATTGGACGTCAAAACTTGTACTTCCAGTATCGTCATAATAGTCCTAGCTATCGTCGTATTGATCCTAGTCCAAATAACATCATGGACTTATACATACTGACCAAACAGTATGCTGCTGACTATGCTGCATGGGTAACGGACCGCACCGGCATAGTCAAGAAGCCAGACACACCCAGCAGTGAAGATTTAAAAACAGCCTATGGCACATTAGACAACTACAAAGCACTAAGTGATACACTGGTGTTTAACAGTTCCAAGTTCAAGCCTTTATTTGGTAGTCGTGCTAATGAAGCGTTCCAAGCCAAGTTTAAGGTTGTTAAAAATCCTAACGTGGTTATCAGTGATAACGATGTTAAGTCCAGCGTTATTAGTGCTATCAATTCTTACTTTGATGTTGCTAATTGGGACTTTGGCGAACCATTTTATTTTAGTGAATTGAGTGCGTACTTACATAATTCACTAGCACCTAACATTGCTAGTATTATTATTGTACCAAACAATTCAGCAGTTAGATTTGGTAACTTATATCAGATCAACGCAGAAGCAAACGAAATTTTAATTAGTGCAGCAACAGTTGATGACGTTGAAATTATCAGTGCAATTACAGCGGCACAACTAAATCAGACCTTAACCGGTACAACTAGCTCAGCAATTTTAGGAAGTGTTTAATGGCTAATATTAAGACTACAAATTTATTACCTCAGGTTTTTCGCACTGATACTAACCAGAAGTTTTTAAACGCTACATTGGATCAACTGGTATCAAAGCCAGAGTTAAAAAAGATCAATGGGTATATTGGTAGAGTATTTGCGCCCACTACTAAATTTGCAGACACATATCTAGCAGAAGAAACTAATCTGCGTCAAAACTATCAATTAGAACCTGCAGTTGTTGTTAAAAACGACAATGGAGAAACACAGTTCCATGGTAGTTACATTGACTTACTAAATCAGATTCAGTATCTTGGCGGTGACATTACTAATCAAGATAGACTATTCTCCAACACTAGTTATAGCTATGATGGCTTAATTGACTTAGACAAGATTGTTAACTTTAATCAATACTACTGGTTGCCTAACGGTCCTGATCCTGTGGATGTACGTCCAACAGGCACACCAACAACAGAAATATACACAGTCACACGTGATGAAGTAACTGGCGCATACAAGTTTAGTAACTACGGTGGCGCACAAAACCCACAAATGGTATTAGCCAAGGGTGGTGTTTATCAGTTTAAAGTAAATCAACCTGGCAATCCATTCTGGATTCAAAGCGAACCAGGTACCAGCGGCTTCAAGAAAGCTAGTCCTACTAACAGCAGTAGAGATGTAATGGGCGTTATTAACAATGGTGTTGACGTAGGTACAATTACTTGGAGAGTACCAGGTACTAGCGCACAAGATCAATTCTCTAAGATGAAATTGATTGCACAGATTGATTATGCAGTGCCTGCAACTACATCATTTAGTAAGTTTCAAAATCGTAAACTAGATTTAATTATCAAAGAAGGTATTGGCTTTGATGGTGGCACACATAATTTATCAGGTAAGAAATGTATTTTCTTAGCTGACATTGGACAAACTGTTAACTGGACTATTGAAGGTGTATTTGATCTAGAAGCATGGGATACAGTTAAGTTTGAATCCAGCGGTGAAGTTGTTTATGAACAACGTGCTAGTATCTGGACTATCAATTTAGTGCCAGACGCTGAAGGCGAACTAGTAGTTAAGCTAGTTGATCCGCAACCAATTACTAAACTTACACAAAAAGTTGCAATTAAAAATGGTATTGCAAATGCTAATAAAGAGTTTTGGTTAGACAGAGAAGACCGTTTCCAAATTGTGCCAAACATGACAGCACAACAGGACGTACTATACTATCAAGATGGTACCAACAGTAACTATGTTGGCCGCTTCAAGTTAATAGAACCTAATAGCAGCATAATTAATGTTGACACTGAAATTGTTGGTATGCCAAATTACAAGAGCCCCAATGATGTTATGTTTACTAATGGGCTTAAAGTTAAGTTTGACACTGGTGTTGTTCCCAGCACCTATGCTGACCGCGAATACTATGTTGAAGGTGTTGGTACAGCAATTAAACTAATTCCTATTGAGCAATTAAAAACCATAGAAGATTTTGAAGCCAGCTATCCTATTGTTGCTGGTACTGGATACAAAGTAAATGATATCCTAACAGTTATTGGTGGAACATATGAAACCGCAGCCACACTACGTGTTGAAACTATTGTAGCCGACACAGCTACGGCATTATCAAGTTTAAATCAAGGTAGTTTGTATTCTGTTGGTATTACTGCTACAGGTAGCGGATATCAAAATGCTCCTACATTGTTTGCAGCTCATGCAGATGTTCTTATTGGTGATTACATCTATACATCAACGAACAGATATTACAAAGTAACCAAGTCTGGAACATTTGGTACAACTCAACCAACACACACTGATGGTACAGTTACAATTGGTACAGCAGACTTATTATTTGTATCTGATTCTGCAATTGATTTGAATCCTATTGTAACAGTGGAAGAGCCACCAGTAGGTGAGCTGTTTACCCCACGTAAGTTACAAACTGTTGGACAGTATATCTATACCGCAACAGGCAATTATTATGAAGTGGTACAAACTGGCGTAGTTGGTACTACGGCACCTAATCATACAAGTGGTATAGCAGACAATGGACTTGCAAAACTAAAGTATATTGTTCGCACACCAGCAAGAGTTAGCGCAACTGTTGAAAACGGTCGTGTAACACAATTAACTATTGACGAAGCAGGTGCTGGTTATTTAAACTTACCTAAGATTACTATTGAGCCTCCTACTACAGGCGGTGTTAAAGAATTTAAAGTATTGAATCCTGGCAAGTATAGCGTACATCCAAATAACACAGTATTTGTTACAGGTGGACATGGTATTAACGCTAAACTGCGTGTATTCTTAACTCCAGAAACTCCAGACTACGTTACTATTAATCGTGGTAGTATGGACCGCAATGCATGGACACGTCGTAATCGTTGGTTCCATGTTGATGTTATTAATGCTACATCTGGCTACTTACAAACAGTTCCAGTAGCACCGCAAGAACAACGTGCCAAGCGTCCTATTGTTGAATTTGATCCTGATATTCAATTGTTTAACCATGGCGCAGTTGGTCGTGATGCTTGTGCATACATTGACTTTGAGAACATTACTCAAACAATGGAAGTAGTAGAGGGCTTCCAAACAGACAACAGTGAAACAGCAATATTCCCTATTGGCAACTATGAAATTATTCTAGCGCATGGCGACAGAATGGTGTTTGCTGCTGATGCTGATATTGTAATTAGACAACAAATTTATACAGTTAACATCATTAATGTTAATGGCGAAGGCGAAGATGAAAACTGGCGTGTACACCTAGTACCTGATCCATTAGGACAAGTATTAGCTGGCACAGGACTAGTAACCAACAAAGGCCTATACGCAAACAGAGTTGAAGAATCAGTGCAATATTGGTTTGATGGATCTACTTGGCACTATGGACAAAAGAAAACAACAAACAATCAGTTCCCGTTGTTTGACATGGTTACAGAAAACAATGTTAGCCTAAGCGATGTAACACTATTCCAAAATAGCACATTTGCTGGTACAGAATTGTTCTCATATAAAATTGGTACAGGCTCTACTGACTCAGTAATGGGATTCCCATTGAGCTATAGAAGTGTTAACAACATTGGCGACATTGAATTCCAAAATGATTTTGACAATGACACTTTTGACTATGAAAGTCAAGGTAAGATTACTCAGGCAATCAACAAGTATTACCTAAGACAAAATTTAGGCTACGATAGCTACAAACTAAGAAACGTTTGGATCAAGAACGCTGATCAAACTAAACAGTATCAAGTATTCAATTATAAGTTTACTGGCGACACAAACTATTTCCCTATTGACATATTACCTGCAGAATCTACACAGGTTCCTACTATTGTTGCTTATGTTAATAACAAAGTAATCCCAACAGATTCATATGTAATTACCAAGGCTGGTGAAATTCAAGTAGTTCGCATAAGCATCGGACAACTAGCAGTTGGTGACATGGTTACTATAAGAATTTACAGCAAGACTGCTGGACGTTTTGGTTTCTATGAAATTCCACAGAGCTTGGACTTAAACAGCATTAACAGTAACTTCCAAAGTTTAACATTGGGACAAATGCGTAATCATTTAGTCGCAATGTACAGACACAGTACATTTGTTACTGGTGATGTTCCTGGGTCAAGTAACCTACGTGATCTAAGAGTTAAACAACAAGGCGGTAGCATACTACAACATGCTAGCCCTGTAATTTACAGTAATCTATTCTTACTAGACAAAGACATTAACTTTGTTAAAGGTATTGAATATGCACAAAAAGAATATTCAAAGTTTAAGAACAAGTTCTTAGAATTAGCCGTAACTCAAGATATTATTGATACTAGAAATATTCCTGCCACTGTTGATGCACTCATGCAGATAATTAATCGTGTTAAGAATTCTAAGTTTCCTTGGTACTATAGCGACATGGTGCCGTACAATAGCAGCAAATCAACACTAAAGTATATTGTACTAAATCCACAACTACGTCGCTACGAACTTGCTAGTATCTTTAATGATACCGTATTAAGTAACCGTTCAGTTATTGTATATTACTATACTACTAAGAAAGACAAGTATGGTAATATTGTACGTGACAGCAACAATGAGCCAGTAATTACTGCTCGTCGTCAGATGACTAAAGATCAAGAGTTTGTGTTTGAACAAGATCGTCCGGCTATTAGATTGTTAGATGATACAGCACAGTTATACAACGACATTATTGTTATTGATGATTACGCTGATACTAATGGGTGCTTTGTACCAGAAACACCAAGTAAGCTAGGCTTATATCCTAAGTTTGAGCCACGCATTTATGTAGATAATACCTATGTAACTCCAACAACAGTTATACAAGGACATGATGGTAGCATTACTCCATCATTTGGGGACTATCGTGATGACCTATTACTAGAACTTGAATTAAGAATTTACAACAATATCAAGATGAATTATAGAACAAGTCTAATAGACATCTATGATTTGATTCCTGGTAAGTTTAGAGACACTGATTACACATTAACAGAATATAACAGTATCCTAACACAACGCTTCTTAAAGTGGGTTGGTGGTAATAAAACAGATTATAGCACAAACAAACATTTTAACAGTAATAATCCTTTTACTTGGAATTATAAAAACTTTAAGGACACAGTAGACGGTGAGTTCTTGCCAGGTTCATGGCGTGCCACATACAAATATTTTTACGACACAGACCGTCCGCATACTCATCCGTGGGAGATGTTAGGCTTCAGTGATGAGCCAGCATGGTGGGAAGCACGTTATGGTGTAGCACCCTATACTGGTGGTAATTTTGTACTGTGGGAAGATCTACGTGATGGTTACATACACGGAGAAAATCGCTACGACACTAAGTTTGCACGTCCAAATTTAATGAGAATTATTCCTGTTGACGATGAAGGTAATTTACGTAGCCCAGAACAATTCTTGGTTGCTGACTTTAACAGCGCAAAAGCCAGTGCCAGTTTCTCAGTAGGAGAAATGGGACCTGTTGAAAACGCATGGCGCCGTAGCAGCGAATTCCCGTTTGCATTACAGTTGGTATTCGCTATAGCCAAGCCAGGATATTATTTTGGTAGTCTTGTTAATATTGATCGTTATAGCATTAACACCTATACTGGACAACATGCGTTAGATAACAATACACAACGCATTACACCAACAGAAGTACATGTTAACGGTAAATTGCTAGACGGCACTGTTGAACGCTCTGCTGGTTATATTAACTGGGTTGGCGATTACTTAACTAACCTAGGTTTATCTAGTCCCGGCGATAAGATTAAAGATTACTTAAAAGGCCTAAGTGTACGTCTAAGTTATAAAGTTGCAGGCTTTGTTGATAAAAAATATATCAAAGTTATTGCAGAACAAAGTAGTCCTTCAAGTACAACTGCCAGTGTAATTGTTCCTGAAGAGAATTATGAGATTTATCTAAACAAATCTAGCGTAGTTAAGAAAATTAACTATAGCGCAGTATTGGTACAAAAATCTAACGCTGGTTGGACTGTTAGCGGATATGATCTAGAGAATCCATTCTTTACTATTATTCCAAGTTTGTCTAACAATAATTTTGCACGTATTGAAGCCGGTAAAGCTATTGGCGTTATCTATCAAGACTTCCAAAATTATAAAATTAAAGTTCCTTATGGCTTTGAATTTAACACACGTCAACAAGTAGTTGACTTCCTGGTAAGCTATGGTAGATTCCTAACTGGCCAAGGCATGCGCTTTGATGAATGGAATACAGATTTACAAAAACAACAGGACTTTACACTTAGTGCGTTAGAGTTCTTAACTTGGTCGCAGCAAGGTTGGAGAACAGGTAGCTTGTTAGTATTAAGCCCTGTAATTAGCCAAATTAAAGTTAACAGTCCAAATGGTTTTGTAGATGAAATTGAAAACAGTGCTAACGGTACTAGAGTATTAGATCAGAACTTTGTTGTAATCAAGAACACACAATTTACTGTTGTACGTAGTGACGCAGATTTTAAGTTAACAGCCACTGCCGGACAAACAATCTGTTTCGCAGCACTGAACGTTGTACAGTATGAGCATGCATTAATCTTTGATAATACTACACTGTTTAATGATGTTATCTATATGCCTGAGCTAGGCAACAGACAGTATAGACTAAAACTAGTTGGTAGCAAAACTGGTTCATGGAATGGACAGTTAGATGTTCCTGGATTTATCTATAGCACTGATACAGTTGATGCATGGCAAATTGGTACTGATTACAAGAAAGGTACACTAGTATCTTATAAGAATAATTTCTATACAGCAATTGAAAATTTAATTGCTAGTCAGAACTTTGATCCAGCATACTGGAAACGTATAGATGCAAATAAAATCACAACAGGGCTACTGCCTAACTTTAGTCAGAACGCACAGTTACTAGATGAAATCTACGACATTAACAATCAACCTAAGAACAGAGAAATTGCTAAGTTTAGCAATAGCTTGATTGGATTTAGAGAGCGTGATTACTTTACTGACCTAGGGCTTGATCTTGAAACACAAACTAAGTTCTATACTGGTTACATTAAACAAAAAGGTACCAAAGCTGCAGTTGATGCACTAAGCACAGTTCAGTTAGGTAATCTAAACAGCACGTTAACTACATACGAGGAATGGGCTATCCGTGTAGGTGGCTACGGTTCTATTGACAGCAATGAATTTGTTGAGATTACACTTGACGAATCTTTGTTTAAGGAAGATCCAACAACATTCTTGTTAGCAGCAAACAACGATGTAGCAGTAGATCAAATTATTAGCGTACCACCAGATCGTTTATGGCGTCGTCCTAATAATTATAACCCTAAGATCCTAAACGATCTAACATACACTATTGAAATGGACAAACCAATAACAGCTGGTTATGTTAATTTTAGTGATATTGACAATACCATCTACGATATTAGAAGTTACTCTAATCTAGATTCATCAATTAACTTTGTTGGTAGCGGCTATAAAATTTGGGTAGCAAAAGACTTTGACGATGACTGGAATGTATATCGTGTTAGCGAAACAAACAATTTTGTTATTGCTTATGAATACAGCCTAAATGGACTAGTTAAGATTACTACATTTGATCCACACGGATTCGTTGAAGGCAATGTCATGGCACTAAAAGGCTTTGACACAGACTTTGATGGTTTCTATCGTGTGTTCTCATTAGAAGATAATAACTCATTCTATGTCGTAGCAACTAGAAATACAGATATTATCCAAGAAGTACAAGCAGTATTTGGTACTGGTATGTTGTTCTTGTTAACGTCTTTACGTAGTCCAGAGAAATCAGGTATCACTACACTTGAACCACCAAACTATTGGAAACAAGGCGATACTATTTGGGTTGACAATGATCGCGGTCCAGGTGAATGGTCAGTGTATCAAAAGAATGAAGCGTGGACAGCAAACAGCACACCAAATATGGCTGCTGCTGATTTTGTTACTGGTTCTGAGTATGGCTCTGTAGTTAAGTTTAATGCAAAATCTACAGTCGCAATCGTAAGCAGTCCGGGCACTGGTAGCAGTACAGCCGGTGTTAAAGTGTTTACAAGACCAGCTGGTACTACAGAGTTCTATAGAACACAAGCGTTTTCTACACTAACACCACACGCAGAAGATTATGGACGTAGTGTTGATATGGGCAGCAGTGTAGCTGCAATTGGCGCACCAGGTTCATTATCTAATCAAGGTCTAGTAGTATTATATGATCACGGTACTGGTATTGATGCAGGATATATTCAAACTCTAAGAGTTCCCGCAGGCACTGCTAATGACAAGTTTGGATTTAGCGTAAGCATCAGTAGAGATGACAAGTGGTTATTTGTTGGTGCTCCAGGCGCTGACAAAGTGTATGTATATGGCCAAGACCTATACGATAGAAAAAATACAACCATTACTGGTAAAACAGGTGTGTATGTTCAACAGGGCTCAACACTAGTCACAGTTGAAATGCAAAACCATAATTATACTACTGGGCAAACAGCTAACTTGAATATTATATCAGGTGCAGGTGTTAC